CACTTATCGTGGGCTATGTCAGCTCACTACTCCCCTTTTCAGGTGGAGCACTATCACGATAGCGGAGTCAAACTACATGGACGCAAAGATACTTATCGCCACTGTGTTGATCGAACTAGTGTTATTGACCACACGCTTTATTGCGTGTTGGATTAAGCTACACGATCGATACGGTGGTGACGAAGAAGCTCTGCGCATCTGTGCTAAATGGGAGATTGTCCCATTTCAGTTTGAAATCGACTATTTTTCGGACATCAAGAAAGGGGCTTTAAAACCTCCTAAGATTACGAATACCCAATCGGGTGTGAAATGACATCAGGAATGATATTTCATTCTCCAGTCAACCCCTACGACGAGCTTTTCTTGAAGTCGTGGTCTGGGTCGGATGGGAAATATCAGGCGGGTCCTAGTAAGATTAAGTGGAATCCTTATTCCATGCATCTTGTACAAGAGTCTTTCCAGTACGGTCAGACTGCTATACCCACTAGTACAATAAGTGGACCGGGTCTTATGTCTTGGGACGCTGCGGACGAATTTCGTCTTCAGTCCAAGATTGTTGAAGCCATCAAGGGACACAAGTTTAATCTTGCTGTCAACGTTGCGCAAGCTCATCAGCTTGTCAATATGGTGGAGTCAACGCTCCTGCACTTTGGCCGTTCCCTCCGCTACTTGAAGAGAGGTGATTTTACCTCTGCTGCGAGAGAGTTGGGAGTCGGCGGCAAGGTACACCAAACTCGGCTTAATAGCCGGGATGTATCAGGTCGCTGGTTAGAGTTACAGTACGGGTGGTTACCTTCTTTGTCTGATGCTTTTGAGGCTGCTAAAGCCTACGAGGCTATAAGTCAAGGGAGATCTGCTCGGATTGTTGCAGTCGTCGGGAAAGGTGCTAAGATTGATCGAAGCGCTTCTCCCGGCAATTATTCTTCGGAAGGATATCATATTCTTACGAAGAAATGCATTATCGAGCTCGAGGAGGACATTTCCGTCTCGAGATCCCTCGGTTTGCTAGATCCATTGTCGGTGTTGTGGGAGATTACTCCTTACAGCTTCGTAGCTGATTGGTTTTTGCCAATCGGATCGTACCTTGAGAATCTCTCGGTTATTCCGAGTCTTAAAGGGCGTTTCTTAACTACGCTTTATAGTAGATGGGACACGAGATTTACTCGTGCTATCGACCCTGCGTATTCCGGAACTCGACGATATGGACATGGTAGGGATGTAACGAGGCAAGTTCTCATGAATCTTACGACTCAGAGACCGACCTTCGTAGACCCCATCACTGCGCTGACACGGAGGAGGATTGCCTCCGCTGTGTCATTATTCCATCAGGCCGTCACGTAGCTTTGCTACATCCTTCTGTTTTCTTATTTATTCCAAAAGGAGCCTAATATGGGCACAATGACGAACATTCTCGTCAAAGATGACGCGACCACTCCCAAAGAGTGGACTCTCACACCGGTCACGGATACTCCTGTACCCTACTGGCGCGCGAATGACGCAGGTATACCCCTCATGGGGCAACCTCGTCTGACCGAGTCAGCAGAGCAGTTGAAGTCCGGTGACTGGAAGATTACCGCGAAGTTGGAAGTCCCCGTGATGGAGACTCTCGGAGCTTCTGGTACGTCGGCAGGATACGTTGCGCCCCCAGCGGTTGCCTATACGGACACGGCCATCTTTACGATGTTCGCTTCTCCGCGTAGTACTACCGCCGATCGGGCCAACGTCTTGAAGATGATGGTCGGTCTCCTCCAGGGTGCCTCTAGCACAACCGGTACTGGCACTCTTGCCAATACGGCTGCTGGTGATGCGTGGAAGAATTCCACGGCTCAAGCACCTTCGTTGTTTACCGCCCTCGTGGTACCTAACTAGTACCCAACCACCAAGGTAGGGGATCTCTCCCCCGCCATTACTGACATAAGGAGTCAGCATGTCTTGGATAAAGCTCAAGCCGATTGAACAACACGTGTTGTTTATGAAGCAGATGTCTCAGGTCTTAGCAGCTAACGGTGGTCCGTTGTGTGAGGAGCTTGATGCCCTTATACAATTAGGACGTTTCCGTGAAGTAGTCGAGTTTACTCTCGATTATGAGAGAGGTTATGACTTCTCTGATTATTGTTATGCCCGCCAGATTATGGCCCTTGTTGAAAAACAGGGGTTTCTTGATCTTGGGTATGATAAGAAAGGGGCGGCCGTAAAGGCCTTTATTGCTGCAGAGGAGAAATGCCGAGCCACGAACGATCGCCTTAACCTCCCTTGTCCTGAAAAGGACGTGAGCGCAGTATTACACTACGCTACGCGAAAAATCAGTGAGGTTTTAGGTAATTGTCCAAAGTTCGGTGAATTGGATTTCTTCTTCGGACCCGGAGCGACGACTAACGTCAAAGGTCAATGGGCTAACGCTAGGCGTAAGCTTTCGACCAGAATGGCGTGTAGCGAAGAGCTCTTACCGTTTGTGAGTGAGCTTCTAGAAGAGCTTCCTCTATGGACGAATGCTGCAGGGAAACCTCTCCCGGATGGGAGTGGGGTAACCGTTCCAGTTGACGTCTCTTATGGTAAACTTCACTTCGTGCCGAAAAACTCCAAAACGTTCCGCCCTATCTGTATAGAACCAGTCCTGAATTCCCTTCTTCAGAAGGGATACGGGTCGGTTATTAAGAGAAGGCTTCGGAAGTTCGGGGTTGATCTATTTGACCAATCAAGAAACCAGGAGCTGGCTCAGATTGGGAGTAGTAAGGGAAACCTTGCTACAATCGATCTTAAATCGGCTAGTGATA